AATTGGATATTGTTATATTTTGATATATCTTTGAGTAGTTTAGGGTTCTTAGTGTTCTCATATTCTTGTTTTGCCTGTAATAGAAGTTTTTTATACTTCACTCTGTCATCATACATGGTTTGCATTATTTCAGGCAAAAATCCTCGTTTGTTTGTTTTAAACAATGCACCATTAGGTGTAAGTGTTACACCTTTAAGTATTGATGTATCTACCTTTCTATCTAGTAGTTTATCAACTGACATATCTTTTACTTTGTCTTGAGCCACAAGTGTTTCTGGAGAAATGTTATATTGCATAATTAGATGTGGATATAACGAGTTTAAGTCAAAAGACATAACCCACTTGTGTTGACCCACGATAGGGTCTTTTACATATGCACCCTCAAACTTATCTGACTTTTCTGATTTTCTTTTCTGTGGAATTACAATCTTCTTTTCACGCAGATAGTTGTAGATAAGTATATCCCAATACTTAACAGAACCAAGCACATCCATATAGTTCACTTTGGCATCATATGCCATGGTCAAACACAATTCAATCAATCTCATCTTGTCTTCTAGTTTATCAACAATCTCCACATCCATAATATTGTATTCAATAAATGATTGAAAATCTTTTGTGTACCAATCACGAAAAGTTTCATAAGGATTGTCATCTTTCTTCTCTCCAAGTTCTACAAAAGCAATATGGTCAAGTCGATATGACTCTTGAGCTGTGTATGTAAACTTACGATATAAGTCAAAGTAATCTAGATGTGCAACACCTTGTATATCATACACTTGATGTTTACGACCCATCTGAAATATATCTCTTGATGATACATTTTTCCATGGCGATAGTCTTTTAATCTCATCTTCTCCACAAAGATTCTTAATACGATTACACAGATAAGGAATATCAAAAAACTCTGTATTCCAGCCTGTGATAATATCTGGTTGATGTTTTTCCCAGAAGATAAGAAATTCCTTGATAAGATGTAATTCACTTTCACATTCTATGTAAGTTACATCATCGCGAGTATTGTTGAATTGACCTACACCCCAGACAACAAAGTTTTTACTTTGGTGATTCTTAACTGTAATTGATAGCAGAGGTTCTATGGCTTGTTCTGGACTAGGAAATCCATTCTCACAAGCAACCTCAATATCAATAGTTACGATAAGAATATTGTCAATATCCCACTCAACTCTTTTAGGAAACTGTTCTGATAAAAAGTTATATGAAAACAAGTTATTACCATAAACCATATGTGGCTGGTCTTTATAGTTTTCAATCCACTCTTTAGCGTCTTTGATTGTTTGATGTTTTATAGGAGTTACATATTTACCCTCAAGAGTTTTCCACTCTGTAGGTTTCATAACTGGCATGAAGAGTGTTGGTGAGTATTTAACCCTACGATTAATTCTTTCACCATTCACCACTTCACGCAATAAAAGAAAGTTACCCCATTGAGTAATATTTGTATAAAAGTTCATAATGTAAATGTACCATAACTGGTTTCAAAAGTCAAGTATTTATTCTGCCAATAATTCTTTTTCTACCTCTGGTGGATACTCTTTATCTAAGATATCAATTTTGTCTTGTGCAGATGCCATAGCATCTATAAGTTTATCCATCTCTTCTGCGTGTTGTGGATGCTCACCAATAGCAACAGGCTTATCCATGTAAATGTTTAGAGTGGCATGTGCAACTCTATAATCACCCTCATACTTTGTTCTCAATGCATCTATCATTTGATGTTTAATACAACTCATTATTTTATCTCCAATTTTCTCTGTTTAAATAAGTTTTCATTATTTCTTGTGTTACACTTTTACCTTTTGTAACTTCTTCAATACCACCAAGTCCTGGCGTTCCATTTACTTCAAGTATATAAGGTTGGTCTACATCTCTATTTTTAGCTGGTAGTAAATCTACACCAACTAAATCACCCTCAACTAATTCTGCAACTTTGAGTGATATTTGTTTTTCTACTTCTGTTAATACTATAGATTCTGTTTTAGCTCCTAATGATGCATTACTTCTAATATCACCTGACAATACATTTCTTTTCATGGCTGCTATGACTTCACCATTTGATACTAAAACTCTAATATCATAATCTATTTTAATATATTCTTGAACTAATAAATCAACGTATGGTTTTAGAAAAGTTAACATTTGTACTGTGGCATGTAAAGACCTCATACTTTCAACTATGATTACACCAACACCAGTTTGACTACCACTAGATGCTTTCAATATCAATGGGAACTTTAGTCCACCAGTTTTTACTGCTCTTTCAGAATCATCTGAATATGTTATTGGAACAGTAATAGGTGTTCTTAAATTATTTTGTTTGAATAGTTGGTCACAATAATATTTACTTGAGCACATATCCCAAGTTTTTATAGATGGTATAGTTTTAAAACCTCTATCCTCTAAACCTTTAATTATATCAACCCATCTTCTATTTGTTGTATAACCAAAAGTCCCTAAACCTCTTGCAAAAATTAAAGTGTTTTCTGAATTTATTTCTATTGGTTTTTGGTATTTAGCTTCTCCAGACTCGGTAGGCATAACAACATTACCATCCTCATCAAAATCAAGAGAGTTTAAAAATATCTTACCACCACTTTCAGAAATATACAAGCCTGTGTATTCCACATTGAAAATTTGTATACCAACCTTTTTTGCTGAATCCATAAGTAACTTAAAATCTGGTCTAGTGCGCTTTCCAACATCTCTTACATCTTCATTAGAATTATTGAAGACTATAAGTTTGTAAGCTTTATCTTTTTGCTCTACAATAAAGTCAGAAAATTTTTCCATTTTGTACACTTAGGCCTCTCTTTTTTTACCGATATTATATTTAGTACATAACTCCCAAGCGTCTTTTTCTTTGAATGCAATAATTTTAATTTGACTTAATGGTGCAGCTGGTTCTGTATTACCTTTGATTTCTACTAAACCCCAATCACCTAATAGTTTTGCAATCGTATTTCTTCTTGCTATATCATTCTCACTTAGATTTGTATCTTTACCATCTAGTGCAAAAAGTTCTTTAAAATGTGTGATATAGTATTTACCTTGTTTATGTAGAATATGACAAGATTGATATAATATTTTTTCTTTTCTAGAAGCAACACCTATACGAGATAATGTTTCTCGTATTTTTAAAAAGTCATCTGGTTCTTTCAAAACGACTTCTAGCATCTGCTCTGGTTTCCAGTTAATGCTTTCCATTTTTCCCACCTTTATTCAAACTATCTTTGATAGCCTTTATCTGTTCATCATTAAGTAGTTTAAGAGCAGACTTTGCTTTTTCATTATTATAACCATAATACTCTTTAACATACTCTAGACTTTTACTTTTATTCGCCTTCAGCCAAGGAGTGAATCTTTTCCTTGTTCTTAAACTATTTAGTAAAAAATCAAATTGTAACTTCTTATCTAAATGATGATACTTGTTCATTTCATTGACCAGAAAGATTGTATCTGGAAAAGGTGCAAGACATTTGTTGATGATGAATGGCGGATATTTCTTTTCCCACATTTCATCATCTGTGTCCATTAGATTTTTCTTTTGGTGATTTATTGCATTTAGATAATCTTTTAACTCATAACTCATTTAAACTTCACCTGCCCCATCAACTCTGTCATACAGGCTAGAAGATTTATTTCTTGGTCGGAGACAAAGGCAGACTTGTACTGATATTCAGCAAGAATAACAACAGCGTGGGGAATAGTAGAGCCATCCAAATTATCATAAAGGGAATCGTAAACACGGCGAAAAATACGAACTGGGTCATTATCAAGATTGTTGACAATCCATCTACGAACATTGGTAAACTCTTTTTCTTTAAGTGATGTAATGAGTTCATTAATGTTTTCCTCTGATAAATTTACTAGAACACCAGCATCTATCTTACCAGATGCAGAGTATCTCTGTAATTCATTGAGAACCCTACGCCAGTCTGGAAAAAACTTATTCATCAACTCTGCAACAGCTTTAGGTTCAAACTCTATATTCTCTTTATTTAGAATATCACCAACTCTCGCAAAAAACCTAGACGCAAGTTTAGGTTTTTGTACATTAGGAATCACAAAGTCCACCACAGAACATCTAGAGTGTATTGGTTGAATGAGTCTATTCTTAAAATTACAAGTAAGAATAAATCCACAGTTTTTGTGAAATTCTTCCATGAACCCGCGAAGAGCTGGTTGGGTTGATTGAGGATTTAGATAGTCTGCCTCGTCAATGATTAGATATTTTCTACCACCCTCAAGTGAAACAGTAGATGCAAAGTTTTTGATTTTAGTTCTTAAAACATCTATGCCAGATTCTTCAGAACCATTTATCATCATGTAAGTTGCACCAATCTCATCACACATGGCTTTTGCAACTGTGGTTTTACCCACGCCAGGGCCGCCTGATAAAATTATATTTGGTATATGTTTATCTTGAACAAATACACCAAAAGTTTTTTTCAACTCGTCTGGTAGAATACAATCATTAATTTTATTTGGTCGATATTTTTCGACCCACAAAAAAGTTTCCATAATATAAAGCCTCCAACTTAAACTGTGTAAGTTGATTCAGGCTCAAGTGCAATCCAATATTCTATATCAGAACTCTTATTCTTATAGTGACTGATATTTTTAGAAGATATTGCGACATCATAAGTTCCATCAAGTAGTTTCATGTTTTCTACTTTGAAAAAGAAGTTGAATTGGCCATCGCCAACTGTATCAACATCAAGAGAATAATTGTTTGCAGTATCATTCTTTTTATCTTTAACAGTAATAGAAGATGGAGCGTGTTCTAAATCCATACTTCTTTCAAGAACCATGTCTGGTGCACCAATAGCACCTGCAGCCCTTTTAAGTTTAGACAAATCTTCATTACTCATTGTAAACTTGACTTCTTCAGAAGGCATAGTAATCATTTTACTAGGACTTGTAACTACTGATGGGTCAGAATAAAAATACTTCATCTTTGTAGATGGTTTAGTTTCTTCACTAATCATAACATAGCTATCATTAAACTCTAGAACTGGGCTTGTAAACAAAGACAATGCTCCTAGAAATTCATTCAAATCATAGATGGCCACTTCTTGTGGGAAGTTTTCTTCTACTTCAGCTTTTGCAACGATATTCTTCATTGCAGACATTGTTGCGATTGTATTGCCTTCTTTAATCACTAGATTCTGATTAATTGTAGCAAAGTTCTTCAGTACAGAAGTTGTATGACTACTTAGTTTCATTTTCACTTTTCTCCATTTCATTTATATAAAGTGCTATTATACCATAATGTATAACTTTTAACAAGTCTTTTCTATCCTTGCCATTCTTTTTTCCGTATCGTTGTGCATACTTCATCATGTTACCGATACAAAAACCCTCACCATGACCACCATCTATGATGAACTCTGTAGCTTGAAATTTATTCTTACTATAGTGTTCTCCATAAGTGGAGTCTATATAAGACCCTAATTCTTTTAGAGCCTTATCTTCATTATATTTGTAGTCTATCATTCTTTAATTTCTTCTCCAGTTTGTTTATTAACTTTTTTTCTTCCACGAAATTGTGATACGACATTTTCTTTTTCTTCATCTGTCATATCTCCAAATACTTTACCTTGTAATTTAAAGTTTTGATTATTAAATAAGTTTACGTTTGCAGAGAATGTTCTTCTTTCACCCTCACCAAAAAATGGATTGACAGAATGCCTCAACCAGTTTGGAAAGATAATAAGAGTTCCTGCTTCTGGCTTTACATATTCTTCTGTGACTGGCCTTAATGCAACTATATCTCTCATCACATTGTTACCCCAATTGAAATAAGTATAACCATCTACCACACCACTAGCATTGTTTATGTTTACACCACCACCTAGTTCAGATGGGTCTGGCTGATTTGAAATACACTCTGGAACTTTTAGATACAGAATCATTGAAAGTCCAGCTTCAGTTCTACAGCCATGGTCGTGTAATGGATTATAATCTCCAGCATAACTGTGAACTGTCCAAGCTTCAAAAGCGTCTGCAGTTACGTCTTGATTATAACCTTGTTTCATATATGACTTTGAACATTCATCAATAATTTTTTTAAAAGCAGAACCAGCACCATCATCAAAGAGATTGAAACTTAGTTGTGCAGATTTTTTACTTTGATTAATTTGTCCAACTAATCCATCTGAATAATCATCATTTGCTGGGATAACCACATTATCAATATGGTCATTTAATTCATCTATTACTTCTAAAGGTATTTCTACTTTCATCATATGAACTGCAAGTTTAGTTCTCATTGCAGCTTTAATTCCTGGCTTTTCTAGTTTATATTCTTCTACAATTTTTGCATATTCGTCTGAACCCTCTGGGTATGTTGTACCATCAGGCATTTTTACTTTTTTGTGAATAGGGTCTTCAGGCGAAACTTGTTCAGTAATAATCTCTGGTTTAATATCTTTTGATGTTGAATTTTCTTTGTCTACTTCTGCCACTGCACCATCGGCTAGACCACCTGGCGGCAGGTCAAACATTTTAAGTCCCATAATATATTCTCCTTATATGGATTTATCATTTTTATTATAATAACATAAAAGGGGAGTAAAGTCAACCCCCCTTTTAGCTTTTTTTACTTTACGTCAATAAGTCTTGGTTTCTTTTCCTCTGGAACAATTCTTTCCAAAGAAATATTTAAAAGACCATCTTGTAGTTTTGCATCTTTCACAATAATATCATCAGCTAGTGTGAACTTTCGATTAAACTTTCTATATGAGATTCCTCTATATAAATTGTTTTCATTTTCATCATTCTCTTTAATAGAACGAATTGTAAGTACACCATCGGCAACTTCTACTTCAATATCTTTTTTACTGAAACCAGCTAGAGCCATTTCAATGTTGAAATTGAAATCACCATCTTTTCTGATATTGTAAGGCGGGAAGCCTGTTGAACTTGAATTATTTTCCATATAGTTTTGTAGTTGGTCAAAGACTCTATCGAAGCCAACTGCATATGGTGTTAATTGATTGAAATTGTCCAATAGACTTGGAAGTGAATAAGATTTGCTTACCATGTTTATCTCCTTATTAAGCAAGATTATTAATAACAACCCTTTATGGCGTTGTCTTTGTGTGGAGAGTAAACGCCAACACGCCGCTGGTACTTTCCCCATTTACCCTCTATATTATATATAAGGATTGTAACCCTAGATTACAACCCCTATACAAATTTTTTTGCAGAGCCTAGAACTGAGGCTCTGTGTTTTCTGTTGTTTCTACTGTTGGTATTTCAGTAGTTTCTTCTAATGGATTTACACCAGCATCAATCTTGGTGTATAAGTCCATGAAAGATTCTTTAGTGTCATCATCAAACCTAGCGACACACATCTCAATAGATTTCATTTTATCCTTGAAGATTGCGAAAGCTTTGACAATGTGGTCAAGTCTTCTAGTTGATATCAACTCATCAACACCACCATCATAGAAAGTCTTTCTGATAACCTCAGACCAAGTAACTAGGTTAGTTGCAAAGTCCTCATCAACAGCTCCATACTTTTTCATAGAACCAATGACAATCTTTTTTTCGACAGATGGAGAAGCATAAGGCTGTTCGATAGTAACCGCAAACCTCTCTAGGAATGCCTCGTTCAAAATGTTAGTTCCAATGAACCTACCATCTTCTGAACCTTTACCTTTAGTATTGGCTGTTGCCATTACGTTAAAACCATCTTTAGGAGTAATCCACTTGTTTACTTTTTTCAAGTAAACACCTTTACCCTCAAGGACAGGCTGTAAACACATTAACTTGTTAGAACCTAAATCACACTCATCAAGTAAAAGAGTACAACCTTTTTCCAT